GACCGCTAGCGCGATCTTGTTGTCGAGCACCCATTGCAGCCCCGGCCTGATCGTCTCGAACCCCGTGCGCATCGTCCCGATGATTGACTCCAGCGTCGGCCGCGCGCGCTCAAACGCGGCGATAAGCTCGCTGATCGCCTGCACGACTTTTACCGAGAACAATTCGGCGAAGCGCTGGATGTCGTCCTGGTGCCCGGCAAGGAAGCCCGCCAGTTTGGTCGCGAGCACGGTCAGTACCGGGATCAGCGCCATCCCGATGGTCTCCCGGACGTTCCCCAGTTGCGTGTTGAGGATCGCCATCTTGCCAGCGAATGTGTCGCCGGCGGCCCGCGCCGAGCCGCCGAACTCGCGTTGCAGTTCGTCGAGGATCAGGTTCTGCGCCTTCGCCGTCTGCCCGGTGTCGACGAGCGCCTTGATCACCTTCTGCTGGTCGTCCGAGAAGTTCACGCCGGCGCGCCGCAATGCCGTAATGCCGTTCACCGGGTCTTGCAACGCCTTGCCGACCTGGACCGCGCTTGACTGCAGGTCTTGCCCTAACGCCTGGCTTATATCGAGCACCAGTTCCGTCGTCCGTGGGAAAATGTCCTTGTTGATCGCGGTGAACGTCAGCAGCACGTTCTGCGCCGACTGGATCACCTCATCGTCGAATGGCGTCACGAGGGACAGGTTCGTTGCCAGTTTCGCGACCTGGTCGGCGCTGACGCCGGCGGTGCCCCCCGTCGATTTGATCACCGCCTCAGTCTGCGCGGCGATCTGCTGCGACTGCATCGCATCTTTGATGAAGCCGCGCGCGGCGACCGCTACGGCTCCGAGCCCCGCTGCGCCGATGACGCCCGCCATCTTGAGGCCGGTGCCGATCTTGTCCGCTACTCCCTGCGCGGAAAAGCTTACCTTCGCGAGCACGCGGGATGCTTCATCGCGCGCCTTGATCAAGATCGCCAGCTCAGCGACGTTCAGCATCGCGTTTCGCCTTCGCGGCCTCCGCCGCCATCACGTCGATGTAGTCCTGCACGACGTACGCCGGCACCTCCTGCAATTCGCTCCATGACACGCCCATGCGGTCGCACAGGGCGATCTCCGTCAGCTCGTGGGGCCAGCGCCCTCGGCCAGGCCCGAAGTGGGCGGCGAGTCGCTGGCGAATGCTTTTCTCTCGTCAGCGCTCCGCAGCGAGAACGCGAGGATCGCGTCGAATACCCATGCCGCCGTCTGCTCGTCGAGGTCGCGCACCGCCTCCTCGTCGATTGGCTCCGAGTACGTCCAGGAGGTGATCCCGCAGCGCAACACCGTTACCCGGTCGTAGCGGTTTTCCGGCTTCTCGGCCTCCGCTTTCGCCGCTTCCCGCTCCTCCGCCGTCTGCTGCGGGACGGGGATGCCGGTGAGCTTCCCCGCGCGGTCGAGCACGCGGTCGAGCCGCGCATCCTCGGCCATCGTCAGGTGATGGTGCGAGAGCTTGCGGATCGTGACCTGGTGCCCGGGCTCGTGGGGGATATCGAGCGTCTGGGTGAGGTTGCGGGTGAGCACGGTGCCTCCGAAATGCAAAGCGCGCCGGCGGATATCGCCGGCACGCTCAGAGGCACGCTCACGAGGGCTTACGCCAACCGTACGACCCGCGGCGGCGCCTTGTCAAGGCTGCGCAAGCGCACGACGCCGCGGCGCACGATGACGCGCAGCAGTGGCCGCGCGGTGCAGCGCCGGCTGTGGCACCGCACTTCGAGCCAGCCGCTCCCCCGCAAGTCCGCCGTCAGCACCGGCGTCCGGCACATCGGGCATTCGATCACCGTCACGACTACACCCAGGCGGAGTTCTGGTTCGTGATGACCGCCTTCAATCCAAGCGACTGCGCCGAGTCGTACGCCGAGACCAGCTCCAGCGTGGCGGTGTCGTTGCCATCGCGGTCGCCCGACTGGTCGAACTGCGCGTCCTTGAACCGGAAGACACCGTCGAACTGGACGATGTGGTTCGCGTCCGACGTCATCTTGATGCGCACGTACTGGAGGCTCCGCGCCGCTGCCTTCGCGCGCAGGCCGTTGATCTGCGCGTTCCATTCGACCTGCAGCGTCAGGGCGTAGCCCTGGCGCTTCACCGAATGCCCGCTGAAACTCCGGTCGGCGCGCCCGTCCTGGAAGAACTTCGGCTGATAGACGCCCTCGTACGACAGCTCCCACGAGATGAGGTCTCCGGCGAGCTGCGTCCCGCCGAGCCCCGCGAAGGTGTTGTCGATGAACATCTGCACATCCGCCGCCGAGACGAAGTTCACGTTCGGGACGGCGATAGCCGCCGTCAGCGTCTGCGCGGTGTCCGCCGGCCGGCCGATCCAGTTGCTCTCGAACTTGACCATCTCGCCGATCGCCGCGCTGATCTTCCAATCCCGGCAGAGGGCGTAGTTCACGACCTCGTCCCACGTCGTGGAGCCGTCAGTCAGCCGCCGCTCGAAGGTGAATGACTTGGCCAGCGGGTCAGCGGCGAAGGATGGCACGTAGGTGTAGACGTAGGGCCCGGCGCCGGTCGGCGCGACGCCGCCGTCGATCGTCGCCTCGAGCAGGTAGAGGATCTGCTCGTACGTCAGCTCGCCCGAGAACTTGACGTTCGCCGCGCGGTGCACGACCTGGTCGGTCGTCGGATGGTCGAGCATGATGCCGATCTGCGGGCTCGGCATCACGACGGTCTCGTCCGGCGCGATCTCCAGCTCGCCGACGAGGCGGTTAGTAGCGGCAAGATCCGTGCCGTACGACGCCTCGCGCGCCGCCTGGTAGATGCGAAGGTCCTTGACTCCGGTCGCCATTGGTTAGCCCTCCTGCTCCGTCGGCGCCTTGCCCTTGCTCGCCGCCTGGTAAATGCGCGATGCGGCGACGTCCGCGCGTTGCGCCTCGGTCAGCGTCGCGAGGTCGTCGTCCGTCAGGTCGCGCGCCGGGACCCCCGGCAGGAACTCCCGCCGCTCCTGCCCCTCATCCCCCTCGACCATCCCGACGTACTTGTACCGCACCGTCATGTTCATCCCTCCAGTCGCTTTACGACGCCGCCGCGAAGGCGTCATCCACCAGCACGCGCAGCGAGAAGGTCGCGGCGATGTATTCCACGTCATTCAATGCGAATGGGTCATACGTGACGCTCTCGATGCGCCCGACCGCGCCACTGAGCCCGAGCCGGATCTTGCCGCCGAACGCATCGAGCACCGCCTGCACCCACAGCCGGCGCTCCCGCACGCTGTATTTCTGGTCCGTGGGTGCGAAGAGCAAGTGCATATCGATCAGGTGTTCGATATGGCGGTGACTGCCCGAGAGCTGCACGTTCTGGATGCCCGTCTCGATGTTCACGAACACGGGGAACGCGGCGACCGACGCCGGCGGCTCATCGAAGGCCTGCAGGTCATGCAGGCCGCCACCCGGGATCGCAATGGCCTGTTGCATCGTCACGAGCGCGTCCATGATGTCCTGGATCTGCGCCGTCATCGCGCCTCCCGCAACACATAGGGATAGAGCAGCTCCACGACGTCCGGATCGACCTGTTTGTAGACCTCGAATTGGCCAACTACGGGGTTCGCGATCACGTTCGAGTACGACGTCTGGCGGCGCGCCCAGAGCCGTCCGGCGATGATCAGCGCCGCTTCGCGCACCTCGGGCACGTAGGTGTACCGATAGAGCGTGGTGGGCGATGCGTGGGCCGTGGCGGTCGTCCCGTTCACCCCCCGATCCACTATGAACGATGCGCCGGAGCCGCTGCGCACGTAGAGCTGTTCGCTTTGGATCCGTAACGTCTGGCCCGGCGCGACGGCGTCGTTGACGTTGATGAGCATCGACGTGCCGGTGGCATCGCCGAAATCCGTCTGTGCGCCCGTATCTTCGACCGCCTCCGTATAGCCCCACGTGCCTGTGATCTCCAGAAGGCGCGGGGTGCGCTGGAAGACCGCCCGCTGCCCGTTCCAGGCGTCGAGCCGGATCGCCGTCGCCGGGAGCGCGTCCGGATCGCGATAGCCGTGGCGCAGCAGGAAATAATCCGTCGCCGCGGCGAGCGTCAGCTCGAACGTCCTGTCCATATCCTCGTCGAGCTTTACGGAGGTCGCCCCGAGGAGGTCGGGCAACAGCAGCAGGCTGCAACCGTTCCCGTCGAAATGGCGGGTCGCCACCTCGGCGTAGAACGTGCGACGGCAGTGGTCATCCACGCGGCGCGATGCCGCCTCCAGGACGCGGAGCACATCCGTCTGGTCAGTCGCGTCGAGTGCCTGGTTGTTCAGGAACCGCGCGCGAAACATCGTGATGTCCGCGTACAGATTCGGCACCTACGCCTCCGCCGGCGCGTCTTCCTCGCGCTCCACCGCCGCTTTGAGGCCGTCGATGAACTCCCGTTTCGCCTCCGGGATGTATTCGCCGATGGCCTGCGCGAAGAACGGGTTGGGACGCTGGCGCCGGTCGCCGAACTCGTAGATCCGCAGGTAGAACCCCGGACGCCCCTTGTAGGACACCTTCGCCCAGGCGCTGCGCGCTGTGCTCCTGACGGTCACCTTCACCGCGCGCTGCGCCCTGCCCGTGCGCCGCGGCGTCGCCGGCTTGAGCCGCCGGGCGATCTTCGTCGCCGTCGCCCGCAACGGCCGCCGCATCGCCCGCCGCTGCAGCTTCCCCGGCAGGGCGTCGAGACGGCGCTGGAGTCTGTCGATGCCTTCGAGCTGGACTTCGATCATTTCTCCTCGAAGGCAGGGACGCCGGGCGGACGCAGGGATGCCCGCCCGGCGTGGCTGCGCTACTCGGCGTCTGTGGGCTCGACGTCCGCGGGCTCGGCGTCTGCCGCGTCCGGCGCGCCCTCTACCGGCACCGGCTTGATCGTCTCCGTCACGGCGGTCTCGCTGTCACGGCGCTCCGTGTAGCAGAGCACGCCCTCGATCTCATGCCTCGCGCTGTATTCCCATGCCATCGGTTGCTCCTTCCCGTGCGGCTTAGCCGACGACTTCGTCGACGGTGGTCTTGTGCGTGCCCGGCTGGTAGCGGGCGTCGAGGCCGAAGACGCAGGCCGCGATGAGTGACGCAGCCGTGCCCACGGTCACCGAGAGGCGGACGTGAGTGAACGCGTTGTTCACGTCGAGCTCGTCCGCGCGGCAGTTCACGAGCACCTGCTTGTTGTCGTCCGACCCGGCCTTCGTGAGCTGCGTGATCGACTTGCCGGTGATGTCCTTCGCGCCCGTGCCCGAGCTGTCCTGCGCTTGCTGGAGCTTCGCATCGACGGTCGCCGACGCGCCCAGCGCGCCGACCATCAGCATGGCGAGGATGCTGTCGTAGGTTGACATCGGCACCCAGCCGGTCGTTACCGTCGCCGCGCCCTGCGACACCGGGTCGAGCACGGCCTGGACGATCGCCCGGTTGGACGGCTTCGTGTTCGGGTTGCTCATGGTTCCTTTCCTCCACCCCCAGGCGGGGCTATGCGCCCCGTCCGGGCGTCATCCCTAGTTCAGGGCGATGAAGTGGCTCCGCGTCTGGGAACCCTTCGCCGGCGAGACCGCCGCCGACAGCATCGGCTCCCCGCCGAACCGGAAGATCCACCGGAACGCCTGGATGTTGTAGTCGAAGAACAGGTGGATCGACGTGTCGAACTGCGCGTCGCTCGACTGCTGGGTCGCGTAGTAGCCGCCGAGGTCGACGAGCTGGAGGTCGCCCTTCGTGCCGAGGGTCTGCGCGTGGTCGGTCAGCACCACGGGCTTGCCGAGCAGGAACCCGCCCGGTGCGCCCGCGAACCCGGCCTGCGGCGGGAACCAGACGTTGTTCTGGCCCGAGGTCATGGCGTAGAGCTGCGGGATCGTCGCCGGGTTAGCGAACCAGACCACGTTCCGCGAGCCACCCTGCATGAGCAGCCGCGAGAACATCCCCAGCACGTCGGCCGTGGCGATCTGGTTCGCGACCGCGCGGTTCACACTGACGAGGCACGCCGCGTTCATCCAGCCCAGCGGCTGCCCGGCGCCGTCGCCGAACATGATCGCCTCGCTGATTTTCCAGCGGATCGCCTCTGCGGCCCCCCGCGTCAGGCGGTCGTTCAGCCGCGGCGCGTCGCGCAGGAGCTCGCCCGTCGCGAGCACGAACGCGTAGAGCTCGTGGAGCCGCACCTGCCGGAGCTTGGTCGCGACCTTGCTCGCCGTCAGCTGCGCGCCCTCGGCCCGCCAGCTCGCCTGAATGCCGGCCGTGCCCCATGGCGTCGATTCGTCCGCCAGCAGCTCGACGGCGTTGCTGTTCGTCTGCTCCGGGGAGATGCGCCCGAGGATATCCGGGTCGTCGAAGACGAGGTCCCAGATCTCCTGCCGGAAGGCGGGTGGCACCATGTACCCCTCGTCCGCGCCCGATTCCTGCAGATAGCCGCTCGGCGCCGCCATCAGGCGCTGGAGCCGCTCGCTCCGCACGCCGCCCGGCGCGCAGGCGTTGCGCACATCGACCGCGAACGCCGCGAGGTTCTGATAGCCGAAGCGCTCCTCGCCGTCCGGCACCTGCGGGCGCGCCGCCTCCTGGTTCGCGTCGGGGTGCGACGGCAGCGCCCGCGCCGCATCCTCGATGACGCGCTCACGCTCGATCTCCCGCCCGAGCGCCGTGAGACGCTCGGCGATCGCGCTGTAGCGCGTGTCCTGTTCCGCCGTGAGGTCTTCCAGCGCGCGCAGGCCCTCCGCCTCGGCGATCAGGTCGGCGCGCTCTTGGGTCAGTGCCTGGTAGCGGCTCGGCATGGTGCGATTCCTCCGTCCCTGCGGGGCGCCGGAAACGCAACGAAACCGCGCTCCGCGCACCGCAACAACTGCGGTACAGGAAGCACGGTCTCTTCGGAGCCGTCTTCACTGTGTCGTCGTGCGCGCTCCGGTCTCATCGGAGCCATCGCGCGCGCGACCGATTGGATTCGACGCTATTCTAGCGCGCCCCTCCCGGAGCTTGTCAACTCATCGCCCGCGCGAGCTGGATCGCCCGGTCCGCCTGCGCGCGCGCCGTCCGCCCCGATGGCGCAGCCCCCAGCCTGTCGAGGACGTCGGGAAGCGTCGCGATGCGGTCGGCCATCCCGAGCCGCACCGCATCCTGCGCCAGCACGACGCGCCCCTCGCCCATCCCCGACCGCACGTCGGCGGCCTTCACCCCGCGGCCGCGCGCCACCGCGCCGACGAACATGGCGTAGGTGTCATCCACGAGCTGCTGGATCGCCCCCTGCGCCTCTTCCGAGAGCGGCTCGAACTCGTTGCCTTCCGTCTTGTACCGACCGGCGCTGATCAGCGTCACCTTGACGCCCATCGACTCCGCCAGCTGTGAGATGTCTTCGTGCATCGCAAAGACGCCGATCGAGCCGAGCATCGAGGACGGCGAGGCGACGACCTCGCTGGCCTGGGAGCCGACCCAGTAGGCCGCGCTCGCCATCAGCGATGACGCCACCGCGACCACCGGCTTGGCGCCCCGGGCCTTGTAGACGGCGTCCGCGAGCTCCGGCACGCCAAACGTCTCGCCACCCGGCGAATCGATGGCGAGGACGATCGCCCGCACCGAGCTGTCGGCTGCCGCGCGCCGCACTGCCTCAGCGATGGCGTCGGTGCCGGCCAGCCCGAGGAGGGAGCCGAGCAGCGAGGCGCGCTGCACCATGATGCCGGCGATCGGGATCACGGCGATACTGCCTTCCTGCCGCGTGCTGGGCGCTGCGACGGCGTACTCGACCGGCTTACCGGCGCGCGCCCGCTCGATAAACCCCTGGAGCACGCCGGGCACGATCGCCCAGGTGCCGTACAGGTCAGGCGCAGTCAGGAATGTCCGCATCTTCGGCCTCCCCCAGGATCAGGCGCGCCAGTGCGCTCGATGCCTCTGGCTCCCAATCAGCCATCGCCGCCACGCCTTCACGGCCCAGCTGTTCCACCCTGGCCCGAGCATACCGCACCGCTGCTTCCTGCTCGATGCCGGCGGCGGCGAGGTCGTCGGCGGCCAGCTTGCCGTAAAACTCGTCCAGCCATGCATGCCAGCCCTGGCCATCTGCCGCATAGCGCACCGCCGCCTTGCGCACCGCCGCCTCCTCCTTGCGGACGATCCGCGCCGCAACCTGGAGGGCGAGCATGCGGGCGCGCGCAGTCTGCGCTGTCCGCGTGGCCCCCACCTGGGTCATGTTGAGCGGCGCCAGCATACTGTCGAGCTCCGGGCGCGGGTCCATGTTCTCGAGCTCGCGGATTTCGGCCCGGCTCATCCATGGCGCGTTCCCGCCGGCAGCGATCTGGTAGGCCTGGAAGCGGCTCAGCGTATCACCGCGCATTAGCCCTTCGAAGAGGAACTCAGCGTAGTACGTCTGCGGCGCGAGGATCAGGTCGCGCGATACGACCTGCTCGAACCGCACCGCCCACGGACGCAGCGTATCCGTCACGTGCTCGATCGCCTGCTGCTCGATGTTCGAGAACGTCGCCTTGTCGAGGATGCCGATTTTGTGCGGCTGCATCCGGAAAAACCGCGCGACCTCCTCGGCCTGGAAGCGCCGGGTCTCCAGGAACTGCGCGTCCTCGCTCGTCATCCCGACCTGCTTCCAGTCCATGCCCTCCGTGAGCACGGCGGTGCTGTGCGCATTACTCAACCCGGCATATTTGGTGTGCCAGGTCGCGCGGAGGCGCTCGATCGCCTCGTCACTGAGTTTGCCAGGATGCAGCAGCGCACCTCGCGGTGAGGCGTCCTGCGAGAACACCCGCGCGCCATAGGATTCCGCCGCGAGCGACACACCCACGGCCTCGCGCATCACCTCGATGATCGACATCCCGGTCAGGCCATCCCGCGACCGCCGCCGGAGGTGGAAGATTTCGTTCTGGTTGAACGGGAACTCCTGCCCGTCCTTCTGGCGCACCCAGTAGCGGAGCGGCGCATTTGGCGCGCCTGAGACGCGCTCCACGCGCACGCGGTCCGGATGGATCGGGACGAGCTGGTCTGCGAAGCCGCGCGGGCCGGGTAGGATATGCGCGTAGGCGTTTCCCCGCAGGGCACAGAACGCGAACATCATCTCGCGGAATTCGAAGCTGGTCTGCCAGTTGTTAGGGCGGGTCGCAAGGACGCCATAGAGCGGATGCTCCGGCGCGCGCCGGCGGCCGCCGTTGGGCAGCCGCTGATAGACGACCAGCGGCAAGCTCGCGAGGGTCTCAGCGATCACGTTCACGCACGCGAACACAGCCGATACGCCCTCAGCGGCGTCGGCATCCACCTTGACGCCGCTTGAGCTGGTGAGCCCGAGTGGCGTGTACCAGTAATCGTCGAGCGGTCCGCGCGGCTCCTGCGCGAGCATCCTGCTCACGATGCCCATCACTCACCGCCCTTTCGCCGCACGAGCTCCAGCAGCGGCGGCAAGAGGGCGAGCGCCAGCAGCATGGAACCGACGAAGATCAGCGCAGCCGCGCCCGTCGCGAGCTGCCAGATGCCCACGGCAGTTGTCAGGAGCCCAGCCCCCGTTGCGGCATCACGCAAATCGACCGCTGCCCGAAGCCGGCTCAAATGAAGACCAGCCCGTGATCTTCGTACGACGAGCGCGTCTCGCCCTGGTAGAAGGCCGCCCGCCCGCCGGCCATCACGGTGGCGACCATACCGTCAATGCGCCCGTTTGATTTCGCCTTGTCCGGCTTGATATTGCCCGCAGCATCCTGCACCACGGCGACGTTGGAAGCGTTGTAACGGAGGACAGGGTGCCCCCCGTGGTCGAGGCCGCGCACCATGACGCGCCGTTCCAGCTCCTTGCTCGGAGCGCTCATCGAGGCGAACCCCTGCCCGAACGGCACGACGGTTATCCCGTCGCCCATGAGCTGCGTCTGGAGCTGCGTACTGTTCCAGCGGTCGATCGCCAGCTCACGCAAATTATACGCGGTTGCGACGTCATCGCGAATAGTCGCCCGCACGACGTCGTAATCGACGACGTTTCCCTCAGTCGGGGTGAGGAACCCGAACCGCGCCCAGAGGCTGTAGGGCACCCGGTCGCGCGTCTCGTGCGCGCGCAAGGTCTCTTCCGGCAGCCAGTATCGCAACAAGACCTTCACTGGCTCGCCTGGTTCTATCGGCGGGAACCAGAGCGCCAGCGCTGTGAGGTCGGTCGTCGCCGACATATCCAGCCCGGCGAAGCACTCCCGCCCTCGCAGATCCGTTTCCATCGCGTCGATATATGCCCGGACGGCCTGTAGGTCGTGGGGCTGGACGGGCGTGCAGGCGTCCCATGCATCCATATCGAGCCAGCGGTTCGCCTGTTCCGTCCAGACACAGAAATTGAGCCGCAAGACGATGTTCAATTTCGACGGCATCCCGCGCGCTTCGTTCACCTGCTCCCGCAGGTACTTCCGGGGCAGGATCGTATCGAGGCCCGGGTTGGCCTTCGGCCAGACCGCCTCGTCTGTCCAGTCGTCGCCCTCATCGAGCCCGCAGACGTAGGCGAACCATTCGTCGTTCTGGACCGCGCCGCTCAACACCTGTTCCGAGTAGACGTGGTGCTGGTAGCAGACCGAGTTCCGGTCATAGCCGGAGTTCGTGATCTCGAAAATCAGCGCCTGCCGGCGGTTCTTCGTCCCCGCGCGCATCTTGTCGACCACCATGCCGTCCGGGTGCTCATGAATCTCGTCGATCAGCGCCATGTGCACGCGCTTGCCGTCGAGCGCCCGCGCCTCCGCCGAGATCGCCCGGAAGAAGGACTGCATCGCCGGATAGGCGATGTTGTTCACGGTGAAGTCGAACTTCGCGCTGAGCGACGGCGAGGCGTGGGCCATCTTTTCAGCGTCTGAAAAGAGGATTTTCGCCTGGTCGCGCGTGACGGCGGCGGCGTAAATCTCGGCCCCCGGCTCGCCGTCCGCGGCCATCCCCAGCAGCCCCGTCCCGGCAGCGAGTGGCGTCTTACCGTTGCCCTTCCCGGTCTCGATGTAAGCGGTCCTGAACCGTCGATAGCCGTCCGGCCCCTTCCAACCGAAGAGCGACCCGATGATGAATTGCTGGAACGGCTGGAGGATGAACGGCTGCCCGGCGAATTCGCCCTCGGCGAGGCGCAGGACAGTGGGGAAGAAGTCGAGCGCGAACTGTGCCGCGTCGTCGTCGAACCGTAACCCGCGGTCGTTGTTGAGGTCGCGTAGGTGCCGCTCGCAGCTCAACCGCACGAGCCGCCCCGCGACGATATCCCCCTCTACCACGCGCTCGGCGTACTCCGTAACGGCGGAGGTCACCCACCCCTCCGCTTTAGCAATTCCTCGAGCGGATCGGCCTCTTTCGGCTTCTCCGCCTTCACGCGCACGCGGGCGGACGGTGACATCCCGAACTCCACGCCCAGCCTCGTGATCTGCTCGATCGCCTTGTTCATAATCTGGAGGTACGGCGACTGCACCAGGAAACCCTTCGGCGTCTCGACAACCGGCCCCTCCCTGGCCAGCATCTCCTCGGCCTCGACGAGCCGCCCCCATGCCGAGCAGTACGCCGCGAACATCGCCATGTCGAGATGGCTCATCAGCCCGGCGCGCTCCAGCTCCCGGCCAGCGCGCTCCCACTCGGCCCTCGCACGCTCCGAAAGATGCTCCGGCGGCGGCGGCAGGGCCGCATCCGGCCTCGGCGCATCCTCGGGCAGCGGCCGCCGGCCCGGGTTCCCCCGCAGCTCCCGCAGCGCGATCGGCGTCGGCTTCCTACCTGGCCTCATCTCCCCAAACCCCCAAACTCAGAATTGCGACCGGGCACGTGACACCAGCGCGCCGCTCGCGGGGCCTCAGGCCGTAGAGATTTGACCCCCCCTACCCCATCGCCCGTCCTCTCTGGCCGTCTTGGACGAGTGGTGATAGCGGCAGAGGGCTTGTAGGTTCGCGCGGTCATGCGTCCCGCCTCGGCGGAGCGGGATAATGTGATCCACCTGCGTGCTTGGGGCGCCGCACATTCGGCACCACGGTTCTTGTCGCAAGACTTCGAGGCGGATTCTGCGCCATTCGCCGCCATAACCCTGACGAGTCGAACTGCCCCGCGGGTGGAGGGCATAGTAGGCGCGTTGTCGAGCGCGGCGATGCTCCGCGCATCCGGGACGGCCGCACGTCGTGCAGGGAGCGGCTGGAGAGTATGGCATACCGTGATTCTATCGAAAGTTCCGCTGCGACGGGGTTGACAGAGACCGCCTTCCATGAGACCATCAGGCTTGGCTCACTCCCCCCCTCTCTCCCTATACACAACATACTCTCTCTCTCTCTCTCATGCCGATCTCGCCGCCGCCGCCGCCGCGCCCGCGAACGGCGCGCTAGCCGCCACGCTCAGCGGTATCCGCCTGACCACGAATCGCTTCCAACAGCATGTGCCCGATCAGCACCATCGTCCGCAGTACGTCTGTGTTGTGCTTGCTGTAGATTTGTGGGAAGAGAACCATATTGCCCGTCGGCGTGGAAGCGCAGATATGGCACAGCCACCCACCATCACCCGCGTCATAGTACGTGAGCTCCGCCGTCGGCCAGCGGCAGAACTCGCAGGCTTCCGGCTTCTCTTCCACTCGTCCGCTCTCCGTCGTCATGTCGGACGGCTCAGCGCACGCGGCATGCCGTATCGTTCGCGATTGCGCATCACGGCGTTCACGTACGCCCACGTGGCGCGCTCGGCGCTCGGATACTCGGGGTACGGCGCGCTCATGCTGTAGATCGCGTCGTCATCGCAGTCCCACGAGTTCTCGCCCTTTCCGGCGAATTGCGGTACCGCCGCGCCCTCCGGCACGTCGATCTGCCAGTATTCGCTCGTGCGTGTCCGGATGCGGTTTCTTCGTCGTGCGCTGCCAGCGCGAGATGAGCAATGTGTATGCCGTTGACGGAGTGATCGCTGTTCCCCACGACCCACTTCGTGTCGAACAGGATGCCGATGGTGAGCCACACGCCCCACCAGACACCGGCGCTGAGCCTGACGCCACCGCAGTAGCCCTCTCCCCACTCGATGTTGGCCCAGAGCCACGGCAGCTTCCCGAACTGCAGGTTGGCCTCGAAGCCGCCCCAGAGCGACAACCAGTGTCGCTTCAAGCCGTCCCGGCGATAACGAACGATGCTCACGACAACACCCCCTAGATCACGTGCAACCGCGCCCACCGTCGGCGCGCACCCGCCCGCCAGACGTACCAGGCGTACTCGCTGAAATCCGTCGCCCCGCGCCCCGTGAAGCTCGGCCGCGCGCTCAGCACGTAGACGTCGCACGGCATCGCCGCGCGCCACAGCCCCCGCCGTTGCTGCGAGCCGAGGAAGCCGAGCCGGAGCAGCAGCACCAGGTGCCCGCCGCGCGCCAGCAGCGCCCGGCCGTTCCGGATGAACGCCTCCGCGTGGCTGAACGGCGGGTTCGTCAGCACCAGGTCGTACGCCGCCCGCGACGCCGGCAGCAGGAAGTCGACGCGCCGCACCGCATCGTGCCTCGGCGCCACGTCCTGGGCATCGATCGTCGCCTCCGGCCACGCCGCGCGCAGCGCCGGCAGGAGCGCCCCGCCGCCCGCGGCCGGCTCCAGGATCCGCGCCGGCGCCGGCACCGTCGGCGCCCATGCCTCGAGGAAGCGCCCCGCCGCGGCCGCCGGCGTCCGGTAGTAGTCCAGCGCCTCGCGCCCGCCCGCAGGCGGCGCCTCCATGCCCGGCAGCGGCGCCGCGGTCACGGTCACGCCGGCACCGCTTCGTCGAAGAGCG